TTATATAGCTTTTTTTAGTTGCTTCTTTTGCTGGCATTCTTCCTCCCACTTCATTACATCAGTAGCGAGGTATCTTTTCATTGTTCCGCCCTCAGAACTTAATGCCGGGGCTGGGAAGGGAATACCCCAAGGAGTGTTAATTTCCCAACGATTAAGTGTGCGTTTAGTAATATGAAACATCTCACACACATTGTTAGATGTCAGATATTTATCCACCTTACCCCTCCTTACTTTTCGCTTTAGGATTTGCCCACCAAAGTACAGGGCCATCTTCTGAATCAAATGCTGCAATTAAAAAGAGTCCTTGTTCAGGTGGTTCTGGCTTCCAGTTGGGCCAAACTACTGCATCTTCCGGTATATTTGGTATTTCATCGTAATCTAATAGTTGAGTTTCAATTTCAACTCTAAGATTCATCTGAAGTTGTGCCCACTGTTCTCTTGTATAGGCTTCTGCTCCTTCTTCAATGGTGTCAAACAATTGAATATCTGGATGAAACCAATTGAAAAGGTTTTCAGGTGGTTCTATTGGCTGGATCTGATATTTAAAACCCGTCTCACTAGATCCGTAAAATTGTTTTGCCTCATCAAAGCATTTGGTAACCAAAGGGGTAGAGCCTTTTTTGTAGCACTTAACAATTTCATCAAATTTAAAAACGCGCTCTGCTGTCTTCAAATCAAAGCATTGGTACATAGGTTCACTAAACCAACTCTCTACATAAAATAGTTTTTTAATATGATCCTTACGGGTGCCGTGCCATTTCTGGACTTTGATAACATCATCGAAAATTTCTAAGAAAAAGTTATTGCCTTCTTTTTCATGCATTTTTCTATAACGCTCAACAGCTCTCTCTGCTATTTCTTTAGAAGCTGCTGGGGTTTGTTTAAAAGGGCTGTAACCTTCAGGCCGCATTGCAACGGCCCATAATGTTGATTTGCTCATTGTTCAGCTCCCGATTCGCTTTTAACTAACCGCTCAATAAACTCTGCTAATTCATTTGCACCTACAACAAATGCCTCTCCATCTAATTCCATTGCCTGAATTGATTGAACAGCCACCCATGATTGAATCTCATTGATGATTTCATTTGGCACCGCCTGAGCTTTGGCTTTATTCCAAAAGCTCCATAATTGTCGAGCCTGTTCACGCATAAAGAAGACTTCATTATTTTCAACGATGGAATAGCTAAACATATCCATGTTCTTATATGATTCTGCTAGGTCTGGAACAAACCATAATTCCATGGCATCTTTTTTGAACTCTTCAATTTGAGCTATAAGTGCCTCTCTTTCCTTATTCAAATCAAACATCATTAGGCCCTCAAATATTCTTCTTTAGTCCACTCAACAAACTCTTTATAAAGCTGCTGCGCGGGTTTATTTAACCGGTTGTGATAGTCGATCGTTATGCGGCGCCAAGCGACTGGTACCGCATAATGCTTTGTTAGAAACATCGCTTGATCCATGCCTTGCCGGACTATTACATAGCCCAGCAATTGCAAGTAGTACATAAAGCCAAGCATGTGTTTTTGACTCACTTTCTTGTACTGATCTTTCATATTAGAAGCCATCCACTAATAGATAATCAGGGTCTGCTTCTGGTTGAGAAACTGCTGGATTTTCTAACTCAAAGCGACGTTTCTTAACAAAATCCATGAGTCGTGATTGAATCTGTGGATCTCGTGTGGCCACATCTATTTCCAAAGCATCTAGCGTTGTAAGGTCTGGTGCAGTTTGGATTTGAACCATTAAAGAGGGTGGCTCATTAGCAGATGCCTTTTCTTTTTCTAGCTCTTCAAGACGTTTGTGAGTGGCGAGAAGGATAGGCTTCATTTGTTCGTCATCCCATGTGCGGGTATAACGATAAACCGCATTTACTTCTGCAGGTGTTTTTGACTCTTTTACACGCTGTAGAAGAGTATCTAGGGTTTGCTGATATTCTGGATCTACTTTAGGCTCGTTAGTTTCTGGAACTAACAGATCCTCAGATGTGGTGACATTTGTTTGTTCGGTAATAACAATTGTTGGTTGAATTTCTGCAGAAATAACTTCAATAGGCTTTTCTGCTTTTGATTTCTTGCCACGCTGTTTCTTTTTTTCATCACCTAAGCGAATAACACTTAAATCGTCACTAACTTCAAAACCTAACGCTTTGGACAGTGCTTTTAATTGAAGCTTGGCGTTTTCTGCATCACGTTGAACGAAGCCACTGTTAATAGAATCAATTAATGCGTTAGTTTTGAAATCTAAAACATAAACCGTAGGTGAATATGTACTGATTACATAAACTTCCTGACCCTCTTCATACTCATCAATAGTTAATGGCTTTGTGAATGTAATGCCAGCCAGCTCAATAGTTTCGATTTTGATGCAGAATTCAAAACCCGGTTTGCCAAAAACAGAAGCGGGGAATTGATCTAAATCGGCAAAGTCCAACATGTCTCCGGCTGGACGACATAGAACAGTTTTACCGTTTTGAAGAGCTGCAAATGCTTCAGCTGCAGTTAGTAAGTTAGACATAAATAGCTCTCCTTTTAGTGATGTAACGACTGTTGTTGCTGAACTTGCTGAGGATTGTTTTTAGGTGCCCAACCCATCTGATCGGCACGTGCTTGGCATGCTCTATTGATACCCGCCTCATACGTAGTACCTTTAAACTTCTTAATCGCAGCATTTAAGATGTTGGTGTCTGGTGCATCTTTAATTGCTTTTAATGCATCTTGATATAGTTGGTCCTGAGTACGAGGCGGCTTCTGGTTACCACCCTGAGCGATTGTCTGATTATTTTGATTTGTATTTTGACCTGCTGGGGTAGAGGCATTTTGCTCTAGATAGGCATAGTCATAGTTGTATAGATATTTACTTCCATCAAAATTACCGAGGTAGACATCAGCTGCCACACCAATAGCTTTAAACGCTACACCAAGAGCATCAGTAACGGCCTTTTTATAACCTTCATCAATCGCTACTAATTTGCCCTTTTGAACTTCAACAATTGCTGAACCGCCGTTGCCGAAAAATTCCTCACCCCAAACACCATCAATCTTGGTTTTTACTGCTACTTCAGCAAAAGCCATAATGGTTCCATCTGGAGCAGTTTCAGACCATAAACGTACATGTCTATAAGTCCAGCCATGACCAACGGGACCAAAGGCCTGAGTCATAGCCATTAATCGCCATTGAGGGTTAATATCTGATTTACCTTTTAAATAACCAAACTCAATTTTTTTAAGAAAATTGGTAGGCGTTTGCTTAACTGCATTCCAGATATGTAAGTTGTCTTTTGAGTTTTCAGTTGTCATTTTTCTTATCCTCATCTAGAGCCGGTGAAGCCGCGTTTTTGCTTATATGCTTTGCGGTCATAAGTAGGAATGTTTGTTTCACGCAGTTTTATTGCGAGCTGCTTTCTGCGTTGAAAGTCGATTTCTTGTGTGAGTTCATTCCAAACTTTTGGATAAGAAGTTTGGAACCTGAACACATTTAAAGGCGTCTTAACTCCGTCTTTAACTTTGTAAAGAACTGAGCCATTAGCATTAGATGCGTACACTTGCCAGCCAATGCGAACTGAATACAGCCCTTTATCATCACGGCCTAAAAATGACATGTAGCCGTCAGGGTGTTTTTTGAAATTAGTCATCTTTAAGCCTCCACCAACTTGTTACGTTCGATGAAGCCTTTTAGAAGATCATTGATATTTCGGATGTCTTCAAATTCGGTGAAATCGTTATATGACTTACCATTAACATCAGTAATTTCATTTACCGTGAGTTGAGTAATATCAACAGCGGTAAATTCAGAACCCGGAACGCCGTAACTGTCTGGATGAGCTTCAAAATCAAAGCTAACGTTTAAACGGAAGCTATCTAATTTAATTACAGCAACGCCAGAATGTTTACCTGTGATTTTCGCGGTTAACACACCGTAAGTACTTGGTTGAGTTTTAGGTGTAAAAAGAGTAGGTGCTTCTTTTGTTTGGAAAGCTGGCTGCAATTGGCAAGCAACTAAAGATCCACCAGAGATTGCAAGAGCAGCCATGCTGACAAATGCAAATGAGTTGAAAGGGGTAGCTTTTACGTTCATAATTGATCTCGCAGTTTTGCAAAAGCACATCGGACCTGGGGAGGGGCGGTGTGCTTTTTTTGTTGTCTGTGAGATAATATTAACTATGGTTAATTTTTTAGTCAAGAGAAAAGTTAACATTAGTTAATCTTTTTATTAACTATAATTCATGCTTTAATAGACAAAAGAAAACCCATCACAGGGATGGGTTGTTTGGAGTTTGTTATGGATAAAAATCAATTGAAATTTTTAGAAGAACTAACCGATTTATCGCATAAACATGGAATTTATTTAACTAATATCTTAGATGAAGCCAGTAACACAAAAGATGATATCTATATGGCCGAGATAGAAGGTCATATGAATTCAGCTGGCTATGAGCTGCAAGAAAATGGATCTTTAGTATTTACTTGGTATTAAACTAATTTAACACTTAATCCTGAATTAACCCCGCCAGGAAGCCCTAGAAAAGTATCAATTCCAATGTTTTTTCTTAGATCGGCTAGTAGGTCGTTTGGATTAACTGTAATTCCAATTTTTTGGATTGATTCACTTCGCGCATTAGACACTTCTTTTGCGCGATATACTTCTAATTCTTTATTTTCGTTAATAGCAATACGTGCTAATGCACGAATATAAAAACGATTAAATTCACCTTCTGCAAGTGTTTCATGTGCATTACTTGGTGTTTTAGATGCTCTACCATTTTTATCTACTGAAGAGGCATTAAACATATGGTCTTTACGAATTGCATTAGCAAGAGTTTGTTCATTACCCCCCTTAATGCTCTCAATTAAAATATTTGGATAACTATCAATCCCATGTTGATTAAATCTTTTACTGTAATACAGGGTGTTGCTGGAGATGTCTAAATTCACCTCTTCAAGCATTGCATTTCGTACATTGTCATTTAAGTCTAAAAAATTAAAACCCATGTTCTTCTCCACCCGATCTGTTGTTAAGACTGTGTCGGGTTCACAGTTTATTAATCTTTTGTGTTATTAATTTTCTGACCTAGCTTTCCTTCTTTTACCAACTGCACGACCTGCTCATTAGTAAGCACAGGAATAAAGACTTTGTCGCCAATATCTTTAGAAAGAATCTTTACTTCTTCAGCAGTCAACACCAAAGCTTCACCATGTTTCGCAGCATCATTGATGCGAGCAATAATCTGGTTGATTGGTCGTTTTGAATTGTCCATAAGTCTTCCTGTGATTAATGCGAATAAGGATGTTCTTGTCTATGCTGACTTGGCGGCACGATATCTGTAATAGCGGTAATACTTTCAACCTCGTCCATTTCAAAGAAAAATCGCTCACCACCATTCACAGAAAGCAAACTTAAAACCCCACCATTGATGCCGACAAATTCTTTAATTGTGCATCTTCCATCCTTCAAGCACACCTGAACAAACTCATTCGGCACAAGATCTGCATCAGGGTCGCATACAACATACCAGCCATTACGAATTGCTGGAAACATTGAGTCGCCAGTGCCTTTAATGCCATAGGCTCTTGGTCCTGCTGAGTGAGTTGGAACATACCCATCTCCAGCATTGCCTTCATAACCCATATCTGTGAAATAGCCATCCATGCCCATCTTGGAGTAAGCCTTAACAGGAACATATCTTTTTTGGGTGGGGAATGGTTTAACAGGTGTTTCAAGAAATTTAACAGCATCTTCGCTATCGGGAATATTGTATTTTTTCTTAAAAGCTTCGATATCCAGAACATTTAATTGAAGTAAATTGTTCGATTCTTGTTCAATCGGTCCACCATAAAGCAACCAATCGTCACTCACACCTAAAAATTTCGCAATGACTTTCAAGTTTTCCGCTGTAGGGACGCTAGTGCCATCTAGCCATTTCTTTACAGCAACAGGAGATTTTTTTGTTGCTCTTGCTAAATCAGCGGCTCTTAATTTTTTTTCTTCAAGTTTTTGCCTAATTCGAGAGTGTAAAGACATAACAAATATTCCAAAAACATTAACTAATGTTAATACGATCTATTGAAACTATGGTTAACAAGTGATAAATTTGGTTTATTAACTATAGTTAACTTGGTGTAACCATGAAAATTAGTGATCTCATGACATACCACGGCTGCAAAAGTCGAAAAGAGTTGTCTGAAAAAACTGGGTATTCAACTGTGACCCTCTGGAAGTGGGAAAACAATGGTATACCAGCCAGAACTCAAGCAGTCCTGCAAGTCAAAACCAAAGGCAAACTTAAAGCCGATTTACAAGCATTAACCGCTTAGGACCTTAACCATGAGCAAAGTATTAAATGAATTGCCTGCAAGTGCTAGCAACAATGAATCGCTCATATTGCAAGCACTTAACGCTAGTAACCAAAGACAAGTAGCCGAGAAGGTGGGAATAGATGCAAGCACTTTATCAAGAATGAAAAATGACAAGAAAAACAATGGATTGACAGAGATTGAATTTATTAGCTCTTTGTTGACAGCCATTGGACTGAAGGTGGTGCCAGAAAGTGATGTGTATTGCTCACCTGAAATTGCAGAAGCAACGCGAGTCTATTTAGCACATGCATTCACTTCACCTGAATACATGCGGATTTTATTCAAATAAAAAACCACTACCTGCAGGAACAGGAGTGGTTAGGCATTCAATTGAGGTGGATCAAATGAACACGAACAATTTATCAGAACAACCAATCGAACACAACTCACCAGATTTTTTAATAGGTGACGTTGTAGTGCTTACTAAAGAGTGCCGTACTTTCAAATCAAATGATTTGTTTGAAGTTAAAAACAAAACTTTGACTAGTTTATGGACCATCAAATCAGAGAATCATTTGATTCTAGTTTCTTCAAAAGAAATCCGTACAGCAACAGTAGCAGAGCTCAACGCTAAACGCCGCCTAACAAAAGCTGAGCAAGCATTAGCGGAGGTGTCATGAGTACCTTTGAACAACAACAAAAGCATATTCAATCCTGGCATGAACCAGCATTAAGAACTTTGTCTGGTTTGTTGAAAAAACGGAAGGAAAATTTAGCCCGCCAAAACCGTGACGAAAAAAATGCTGCTGTAACACGTGATGAATTCATGCAGGCTTTGGTTGACGAGCATGGAAAACATGGGATTTATCTTATTCATGCTGGCCCGATCATCTCAAGTTTATATCGGGCTAAACGGATCCGCTATTTGGGTAGCACATTCATTCAGTTGAATGAAGAGGGGGATAAATGAGTCTAGATGCAACAGTTTGGGCTTGGAAAACCCGTCAAAAACAAAAGGTGGGTGGAGCATTAAAACCACTCAAAAAATTACTCCTTCTTTCACTAGCCGATCGAGCTGGTGAAACACATGAATGCTATCCAAGTATTGCTCGTTTAGTTGATGACACGGAAATGGACCGTAAGACCGTTTTAAAAATCATTGATGAGTTAATTGAAGACGGATTTATTATCGATACTGGTAAGCGCGAAGGTAAAACTAAGCAGGTAAAAGTCTATCTTTTGATCGGAGTTAAAGGTCGGGAAACAGTACCAACAAAGGTACACTTTGACACTGAAAATGATGATTTAAACAGTACCAACAATGGAACAGTTCCAACAACGGAACAGTTCCAACAATTCCATGAAAGAGTCCCAACAATTCCGTTAAACAGTCCCAACGTTGGGACACGGAATCTTTCAAAGAATCTATCAGAAGAATCTAAAAATAAAAAAACATGGTTGAGTTTGAAAAAACTTGGTGAAGAAATTCGTTTGGCAACTGATCAGGAAACTTACGAGCAGATTAAAAACGCGACTTGGTTCGATCGAGAGTTACGAGCATTTGAACTCTACAACGCCGAGAAGAATCTTTGTGATGAACTCATGAATTACCACTTTGCAGATTGGTTAATCAACGCATGTGGAAAATACCAAGCACGTGAACAATCTAAAAAACCAAATTCTGGAACGCAGGTCCGAGTCCCGCAGGGAGAATCAAATACTCTTAGTTCAAAACAGATTTACTCATTTGCTCAAAAACTTTCTGTACATCCTGAGTTTGCAAGCAAATACGCTGAAGGTAACGAGAGCTATGAACAACTTGCTGCACGTGTCGCAGTGAAACTTGCAGATCCAGAGCAACAACAAAAATTGATGCCATACCTCATTCAGGTTGGATTTCAACAAAAAGGTAAAGGAGAGGCGGCTTGAATAAATTCGAGATTTTAGCGTGGGGGTTACTCATTTCATTTTTCACAGCTGCTATTTGTGGGGCGGTGGTTTTGTGGTGGTTTGCAAGAAAGGAGGTCGTTGAAGAATGAGTTCAATGAGCCTTGCCGATTACAAACGTCTTTATGCAAAACGAAGTAGCAAAACTAAGCGCCGTGCTTCAGTAAAAAAAGAACGAGTTGTAAGTGAAGGCGAGGCAACGCTTGTACAACATTTAAAAACACACAAGATCAGTTTTGAGCAGGAATACAAATTCCACCCGAAACGAAAGTGGCGGACGGATTTTTTACTTACGGGTACAAAGATTTTAGTTGAGGTTGAAGGGGGTATCTGGAGTGGTGGACGTCACACAAGAGGTAAAGGTTACATCAGGGATATGGAGAAATATAACTCGGCAGCAATGATGGGTTTTACAGTTTTACGGTTCAGCACAGAGCAAGTTAAAGCAGGCGTGGCGATTAAACAAATTGAGCAATTGGTGGGTGAAAAATGATTGCAGTTTTAAAAACACAACAAATGGATTGGTCTAAATATACTATTGACGGTTGGTTAGAGCAGTTTGGTGCATGGTGCGAAACGGTGCGTATGAAAGGGGGAGATTTACCCGATGGTCTTCACATCAATCAAATTTACTGGTTAATGCGCGAAGCAGGCAAAGAAGTTCAAAAAGGTAAAAATTATATCCGTTGTGAGATTAATGATTTTGAGGCGGAACAGATTCAAGCACTTTTACGAAGTCTATTAAATTCTGATAAAACAGATTTTACAACTAAGTTTGCATTAATTTGTTTAATTAAAAATAAGGTTGAAAATAAAGGATTGTTGAAGGTTGCTCAAGAAACAAACCAATCTAAAGCTCAGGTCGCAATTATGGTGAGTTGCGCTAGATTTTATTTATTAGGTCATGATAAAAGATTAAGACAAAATGGAGGTTCAAATGAAAACATACACTGTAAAACTATATGAAGGCGTTAGTCGGGAGAAAGTTAATGAAACTTTGAAATACTACCCTGATTATTTTGGTAAAATATCAATAATTACAAATGTAATTAATAATAAATTACAATTAACACTAAAAGCATTTGAAGGAATCGACGTTATAACTGCCAATGATCTAATGATTAAAATCGTTGAACGTTTAAAAGCTTCTCAATTAGTAGAAAAGCATAATTTAGACTTGTTGACTGTCTAGACGCTTTATGGCATATTTTTGATATAGTGGACGAAGTATAAGTAATTCACTGATCTAAAGCTCATCCTTTGATGGGCTTTTTGTTTTTATACTTGCTAGATTTCAATTATGATTTAAAATTAAATCAGGTGGCTCGTCGCCAAACATCGCCACCTGAAATTCTATTAGAAATGATAGTTATTTGTTTGTGTCACCTCCATATTAATTAATTGTAGAGTTGATATTGTGTTGTACTGGTGGTGGGCACCAAGCGCCACCAGTACAATCGTTAAAAGCGCCCCTTTTCTTTGCATTAAGTAATGTTCCTTTGATTTAATGGTTAGATTTACACCACACATTAGCTGTCTTCATCCTAAATACATGGTCGTTACATTATAAATCATCTAAATTGAATGCTTGTCTAAATGTTAAGCGTTTAAGAATGCCCACTTAAGCATGTTTATATTTATGCTATAGTCCAGTCTAATTAGAATTTGGTACTTAAAATGAATATCTGTGTTGGTGGTGAACTAGATGGGCAAAAGATAGAGAAAGAAGGCAGATTACTAAAAGCTTCTGATATCGACCCATCTTTTAAAACTGAGTACTACAAGCAAGTTTTTAACCGCGACAACATTAACTATCATTTTTGGCTGCCAATTGGATCTGACTTACATGATATGTCTGAGAAAGTTCTAAATATCATTAGATCACCTAAAAACTAGTTTTATCGTTTGCCGGACGTATTACGGCGCAAATGGCCCCGCTAAATATCGATTATTGGCGGGGCTTTTTATTAAATTTTAATTGAATTTGCTAAGGATAAAGATGTATAAAAATATTATAAAATGCAATAATTATATTATTAATTCAATAATTTATTTAAAATTAAATTAATCGAATTTAAACAATATTTACTTAGATGATGCATTAGGTAACTCAAATAAACATGATTTTAGGAGAATAATTAAAAAAACGGAGTACAAATGCTATGAATGAGAATATAGAGCTAATAAATTACATTGATGTAGCTGAGACAGTTTACGAACGGGTATATGAAAATAATAAAATTTCAAATAATTTGATTGTTAATCTAAATCGCATTATGGCTGAGATAAAGAATCAAGCTGCAGAAAAAAGACTCAAATTGAAGTACAGCTCAATAGACTTTGAACATTGTTTAAGTTTGCCTTTAGCTGATCGCAAAATAAAAGTAGATTTAAGCCTTATACCTCATTTTGAAGATCGTGAAGAAAGTATTTTGTGGTTAACTAACTTTATTGGAAAAATTTGTGAGCCCAGAAAGATGCAAAGACAGAAAAAAAATCTTCATTAAGTACCTGTGAATTTTAGATGAACCGCCCTTAAAGCGGTTTTTTATTGCTAGTAGAATATTTAAGGTATCTTTTCTAATAGGCACACACTATTAAAGTGTTTTTTATTTATTTTTTAGTTTGAAAAGATTGCTATTTAAGTAATTTAAATATAAAAATCTTTATTGATTGAGAGTAGTTGTTATACAGGATATTTATAAGGATTTTAAAATGACAATTATCACATTGCTCGATGTTAAGACGAAGAAGAAGGTGATAGTTCGGTCCGTAATAGACCCAATAGCAAGAATAGACAAAAAAGGGAATATACAAATTATTCAAATTCATAAATGGCTATATGATGAATCTGGAGATTTCGTTGATGAAGACTTATATGAGGCACTCAACAATGGAGAAGTTGGAATATACTTAACTTTGCAGTATATGATCATTGATATTGAAAATTAATTATTTTATTTTTAGTCAGTTTGAGTTCTTAGTCTCTAGAGCCTAATGGTTACTACACATAAGACCTTATTAAGTATTACCTATTGATGGGCACATATTCTTTATAACTCTTGATAAGTAAAAAAATTATGTAGGCTAAAAATAAAACTATTTAAAAAGAAATCTTTATCTATTTAAATATGAATATTTAATATTTTTAATTCAATCCCTATTGCTAGTGCTTAAATATTATGCCAATATGAAGTTGGAGATATTTCCGAATAGATATTTCCTATTTCAGGTCTAAGCGTTTTTTTTCGCTAAGCCCATTTCTGAATAAAAATAGGAAGTGGGCTTTTTTATTTTTAAATATTTCAGTATTATCAGTGTGTTGCTTTAAGTAACACTAAACCTTATTGATCAGCGCAAATATCAAAAAAAGGGGGAGCTTGCCTACTAGGCAAGCTTTTTAAATTGATGATTTAAACACAATAATCCATTTTAAAGCTCAATAGAAAGATCAAACTTCCATAGCTTTTATTTGTACTAATTTATTGAATATAATCGTTTTTATAATTTTTAAAATTTCCTTAAACTAAAAATGGAAAATTTCTTGTTGCAACATTGTTATAATAGGACTACCTTAAGAAAAATACTTTATAAAAATGAGGAGCTGCTGAAATGACACAGTATCTCATGTTTGCGGAAAATATTTATAACAAAATTAAAGATGAGGAATTGTTTTCACATGACTGTATTGAAAATATGAACTTACTTATGACATGTATACGCAGAGAAATTGAGGGAACAGAATTTAAATTAAAATATAATTTTATTGATTTTGTTGAATTGTTTAGTAAACAATTAGATGAATGTAAAGTAAAAATAGATGTGAGTTTGATTCCTCCTCATAATTCAGAAGGTGAGTATATTTTATGGTTAGCTGGATTTATCGAAAAAATTACAGAAGGTGGACCTAAACCACCTCCGCCTATAAAGAAATTTATTCCAGAGTATATGAGCTTCAAATCTGAATTAGATTTTTTACCTTCAAATGAGGAAAAAATTCAAACCGAAGGTAAAGAAATTACGGATTACTTTAATTCAAAGCTTTATAAGGCAACTTTTAAGAAGTAATACTATATTGCCTGTGTGTTTAGCCACCGCCTTAGGGCGGTTTTTTTATGGGTGAGAATAATGGATTCTACAGAATACTTTTGGCTTACTCGGAAAAAAGAACCTAAAACCAAGCCTAAATCCAGACCGCTACCTAAAGCTACTCAAAAGTACTTAGAGGCAGAGGAAGAATTTACTGAAGCTTTAGACAAGCTGGAAATTAAATACGAAAAGAAATTCCAGTTTAAATCAACAAAGCATTGGCGTTTTGATTTTCATTTAATTGAACATCGTATTTTAGTTGAAATTGCTGGCGGTCCCTGGTCAGGTGGACGAAAGGGCAAGCTGGCAACAAAGGCGTGGAGTATGGACCGTTACGATGTTGCTGAATCAATGGGATATACCGTTGTTCGGTTAGAGGCAGCACCAAGATTTAAGATTAATGAATCTGGTCCATTACAGATCCAAGCTCATTTCGCAAGCCAATGGCTTAAAAATTTAAAGAGGCAGATTTTTAATGGATCAGATCAGACCATTCCCACCAACTGATTTTATTGACCAAGCTGAAGAAGAGGAAGCAATCCGTTTAATACCGGCACCAGACCTAAAGAAATGGGTTGTGGCCAACTACTTAACGATAGGTGGGCCTCTTTATAATCCAGATCATAACCATATTGCTGAGTTACTTGATGATAATGACGAGTTTTTAGCATTCGCGTGGGCCTCTTCTGCATATAAAAGCAAGCAAGCTATGGTGTTAGGCCAGTGCGAAAAAGTCATGTTCAATGTTGGTGGCTGGCGTAAAGCTCGACAAGAGCAACAGATGCGTGATTGGTTTGGTTTTGTACCTACTTATTTAATAACTGTCGACGCTTCTTTCTGTGAGCGTGCAAACGATACAGAGTTCTGTTACTTACTTGAACATGAGCTTTACCACATTGGAGTGATGAGAGACGAGGACGGAGAAATTGTTTATAGCGATAGTTCTGGTCTTCCTAAGCACTATCTTGCAGGTCATGACGTTGAAGAGTTTATTGGCGTAGTTAAACGTTATGGACCAAGCAAAAATGTTAAGCGACTTATTGAAGTCGCAAAAAATCCGCCGTTTGTTTCGAATCTTGATATTTCAAAATGCTGCGGCAACTGTGTAATCAATTGAGCCGAATGGCTCTTTTTTTTGCCTGTTTTGTTGGACGTAGTTGGACAAAGGGGGAGGTATGGCGGCACTTAAAGAGCCTGTAAAAATCTTTATAGTTCAGTCTCTTGCTTGCTTTGATACCCCTCAACAAGTAGCGGATGCTGTCAAACAGAGATTTGGTATTGAAATTGACCGAAGGCAATGCGAAGCGTATGACCCGACAAAAACAACTGGGAAGAACCTAAGCAAGAAGTTGGTAACCCTTTTTCACAAAACTCGAGAAGACTTTAAAAAGAATGTTTATGACATCCCGTTGGCTAATAAAGCCTATCGTATTAAAGAACTTCAGAAGATTTATGAAGACTGGAAAAACAACAGGCTAATGAAGCAAGGTGTGATTAAGCAGGTTCGGGAAGAAATGCAGGGTTATGACCTGATGCTTTTAAATCTTGAGTTAAAGCAGCTTGAAATTGAAAAGATCAGAAGTGGTGATGGTGAGGGGGCAGATGACCCAACACCAGTCAAGGTAACTATTCAAGGTGTAGATGCGAGTAAAAAAGATGCCGAACATCAATCCGACGCTGAATGTGCCTCAGGCTAATTTTTTACAGATGGAAAAGAAATTCCGTGCATTTGTGGCGGGCTTTGGATCGGGAAAGACTTGGGTTGGATGCTCCAGTTTATGCAACAAAGCTTGGGAATTCCCTAAAGTACCTTTGGGTTATTTTGCTCCAACTTACCCGCAGATTCGCGACATTTTCTTTCCAACTATTGAAGAGGTTGCTTTCGATTGGGGGCTTAAAACTAAGGTTTATGAAACCAATAAAGAGGTGGATATCTATTATGGTCGGCAATATCGAACGACAATCATTTGCCGGTCTATGGAGAAACCAGCAACCATTGTAGGTTTTAAAATTGGCCACGCCTTGATTGATGAACTTGATGTCATGGCGATGACTAAAGCACAACAAGCTTGGCGTAAAATCATTGCTCGTATGCGCTTTAAACAAGCTGGTTTGCTCAATGGTATTGATGTGGCAACAACACCAGAAGGCTTTAAATTCACTTATGAGCAATTTGTTAAAGAGGCAAATAAATCAGAGGCTAAGCGTAAGCTATATGGAATGATTCAAGCTTCAACTTATGACAATGAAGCTAATCTTCCAGATGACTACATATCATCACTTTATGAGTCTTATCCGCCGCAATTAATTTCAGCTTATTTAAGAGGGCAGTTTGTCAATTTAACCAGCGGTGCTGTTTACCCCGACTTTGATCGAGTTCTAAACCACACGGATGAAGAAATTAAGAAAGGTGAGCCTTTACTCATTGGTATGGATTTTAACGTGCTTAAAATGGCTGCTGTGGTTTATGTCATTCGAGAAGGGAAGCCAAGAGCTTTAGATGAACTGGTTGGCGTGAGAGATACACCGACGATGTGTTATCTGATCAAAGAGCGTTTTCCTGATCATGATATTACCGTGATACCAGACGCTTCAGGGCAAGCAACTTCATCAAAGGGATTTAGCGAATCCGATCATGCAATTTTAAAGAAAAATGGCTTTAAGGTTGAAGTGAATGGTGTGAACCCGGGCATTAAAGACCGTATTACTGCTGTTAATGCACAAATCCTAAATGCCGAGGGTGAACGACACTTAAAAGTGAACACAAATAAGTGTCCTAACTTTACGGCTACTTTAGAACAGCAAGTCTATGATGATTTTGGAATGCCAGATAAAAGCGCTGGTTTGGACCACGTTGGCGATGCTGGTGGATATCCAATAGCCAAGAGATTCCCGATCATCATTCAGAAAGTATTTGAACGGCGCACAATCGCTGGTTTTTCCCGTTAAACAACGCACCTTTTTAGGTGCTTTTTTATTGGTGTTTTTATGGCAGTTACTGATAAACATCCGCAGTATATTGCTGCACAAAAAAGCTGGTTGATTATGCGAGACGCCGTTGCTGGTGAAGAGCAGATTAAACAGGCACAAACTAAGTACCTAGCTAAATCGGCTGGAATGATTGAGGCTGAAAAGCAAGGTGATACGACTGGAGAGATTTATAAAGCCTATCTAAGTCGAGCTCAGTATCCATTATGGGTTCAGGATTCACTACGCACGATGATTGGTTTAGTTTCAAAGCTGGAACCTAACATCGTAATTGAAAGTTCTCTGTTAAAGGGTTTGATAGAGAATGCAACCAATGACGGTTTTGGGCTTAAACAACTCTTTATCCGTATTTGCCTAGAATTACTTGAATATGGTCGCTGTGGTTTGCTTGTCGATGTTGATGGGGCTGGTGTGCCATATTTCGCTCTATACGATGCGCTATCAATCATTAACTGGAAGGAAAACAGCATTGGTGGCCGTAAGGATCTAAAGCTGTTAGTGCTCGAGGAACAATTCGAGAATAGTGAAGATGAGTTTGGGCATGATACAAAGACGGTCCACCGTGTTTTATCTATGGTTGATGGTGCGCTAACTGTACGGTTATTTGATGGCTCTGTTGAAGAAGATAAAACGCCAGATCTCGGCGGTAATCAGCTATCTTTCACGCCGTTTGTTTTCTGTGGTACGACCGATAATTCTCCACAAGTTGGAACGGTACCATTGCTTACCATGGCCAAGGCAGCACTCAAGTATTACCAGCTCAGTGCGGATTATTACCAGTCACTTCACCATACAGCTCATCCGCAGCCTTGGATTAATGGACTTGAGGGTGATGAAGATATTAGCGTTACTGGTGTGATGGCTGTCTGGAGCCTTCCTGGTGAATCTCAGTGTGGTTATCTCGAAATTTCAGGTAGTGGCATTGAACTCACTAAAAAGGAAATGGATGCACAAAAGAATTCGGCATTAGAAGCTGGAGCTAAAGTAGTTGATACCAATACACAGGAATCAGGTGAAGCGCGCCGTGCGCGACAAGACGATCAGCAAGCAAGTCTTCACAGTATCGTAATGTGTGCGGCTGCAGCTATTGAACAAGCTATTAAATATGCAGCTCAGTGGTTAAAGCTAGATTCGACAAAATATTCATTTACGGTTGAACCTGAGTTTATCGTTCAGCAATACGATATCAATCTGGCCAAACAACTTTATGAAGGTGCTCTTGCCGGAAAGAATTCGTTCCAAACATATTGGGAGTATATTGCGACCGGTAAATTGCCTGCTCATGATTTTCAAGAAGAGTTGAAGCGTGTTGAAAGTGAGCGGGACAGTATGCCGTTGTAGAGGTGACGCATGGCTTCAAAAGAAGATAAATCACTGATTGAAATACTTACCCAACATCAGGCGTATTTATATAGGGTGTCTTCTCAATCTGTTAATGAGCTACTAAAAATCTTTAATGATGAGTCAATATTAATGTTGGCAAAGCTTCGGGATTTGCTTGATGAATTAAATGATTCTGAAAAGATGGCTCTAGCAAGTGGACAGTACACAACGTCAAATCTGAAGGAAGTTTGTGATCTGATTGCTCAGTGGTTTACTGCAATAAACACTGCATTACCTGAAGCTTTCGCTGTTTCTGCTACTGCCTTGGCTGTTTATGAAGCCAATTACATGGTGAAGCTATATGGCGGCAAGATCAAAAAACCAAATGGTGAAAAGCTATATGCAGCAGCTAAAAAAATACCATTGGTAGGTGGGGCTCTTGTTGATGATCTGCTATCAAGAATTGCTGAAAATGCCCGCCAAAAGGTTGAGTATGCAATTCGGGATGGCATTAACTCAGGTAGAACAAATCAGGAAATAGTTCAGCGTATTCGCGGTACCAAGCGGCTTAATTATGAGGATGGGCTTCTAAGTAGCAGTAAGACTGATATCGACCGTACGGTGAGAACAGTTCGCAGTCATGTGGCCAATCAAGCCTATTTAAATAGCTTTAATCAATTGGGCTTTGAATACGTAAGACTGGTTGCAACGCTGGATGGAAGAACATCTAAGCTTTGTGCTCATTTAGACGGTACTGTCTGGAGGATTGATGATCCGGCAAAACGTGTACCGCCGTTGCATCCTAATTGTCGCAGCGAACTAGTACCAGTTAAAAAAGATGGGAAACTTCCAGGAGAGCGTCCATTTGTAATGGATGAGCGCAAAGTAAAGGACATTCCAAAGGACGAGCGAAGCCAACTCATCGGCCAACTGGATGCAAACACGTCTTTCAAAGAGTTTTTTAGCAAGACTGATGACTTTTTCCAGAAAGAATGGTTAGGGCCAAAGCGTTACAAACTTTTCAAAGAGGGGAAGTTTGAATTTGATAAGTTCTTTGACCCTGAAGGGCGACTTTATACATTGGACCAACTACGAAAGTTGGATGAACAAACGTTTAAGGAGTTGGAAATATGATAGTTGATTTAAAAGGCGAAGGTTCATTACAGCTTTCAAAACTTTCAACTCGTAGTAAATTCAGATTGCGCCGATGGCTTAGAAGAATTAACAAACCGACCAAATTAATTAAACCATAGCACCTTCGGGTGCTTTTTTAATGCCTTGAGATAAGGCTTTACCCCAATCAAACGAGAGGTTTGAACATGTCATTGCCATTTATTGTTGATTCACTTGATGCAATCAAAGAAGAGCACCACGCTCTATATGTTGAGGAAAACGGGAAGTTTCGCCTTGACTTGGAAGGTTATGAAGATCCAAAAGGTTTGAAATCTGCACTTCAAAGCGAGCGAGATGCTGCTAAGAACGCAAAGTTGGAACTTCAAAAATTTCAGAAACAATTTGAAGGGATTGATCCTGAAATTGTTAAAAAAGTCTTTGCTCAACTTGACCAGGATGAAGAGGCCAAATTAATCGCAGACGGCAAGGTTAACGAAGTGATTCAGAAGCGTACCGAGAAGATGCGCGAAGAACATGAAAAATTACTGAAAGCCGAAAAAGAACGTGCTGATAAAGCCGAAGCTTATGCACAAAAGTTCAAGCAATCAGTGATTCAGAGCCAAATTGTACAGGCTGCTGTTGAGCTTGAAGCATTGCCTGAAGCTACTGCCGATATTGCCTTTTTAGCTCAGTCAAAGTTCGCATTAGATGAAAATGGCAAAGCTGTGGCAGTTGATGAAAACGGGGATGTGGTCATCGGCAAAGATGGCCAAACAGCATTATCGCCAAAAGAGTGGGTTGAGTCTCTACGTGAGCAAAAACCGTATTTCTGGCCAAAACCAAATGGTATGGGCGCACCAGGTAGTAACAACTCAAAAGGTCAGCCAGACATTCTCAAAGCAGATGGCTCGGTAAATATGACCAAATTGGCGCAATTACGAAATGAAAATCCGCAACTAGCTAAAGAGCTAGCGGCAAAACACGGTATTAAACTTTAAGGAGTAAAGCCTAATGGCTGAGACAAAAATTGCTGATGTAATCGTACCCGAGTTATTCACTCCGTACGTATTAAATAAAACTGCCGAAAAGTCTGCTTTATGGCAGTCAGGCATTGTTGGGGAGCTTGATGAAAAAGTTGCTTTTGGTACAGAAGGCGGTACCACAGTAAATATTCCTTTCTGGAATGATTTAAGCGGTGAGTCTGAAGTACTTTCAGATGGTAAAGCTCTTGGGGTTAATAACATCACTGCTGGTAAAGATATTGCGATTTTGCATGCCCGTGGTAAGGCATGGGGTGCAAATGATTTATCTAAAGCATTATCTGGTGATGACCCATTGGGTGCGATTGCTGATCTTGTAGCAGATTACTGGGCTCGTGAATTTCAGGGGTTTACCGTAAATACACTTAAAGGTGTATTTGGGTCTGCAAGCATGGCAGGTAATACCCATGACATTTCGGCTGGTACTGGAGCAGCAGCCGTAATTGATGGTCATTCATTTATCGATGCATCTTATAAACTGGGTGATGCTGTTGATAAATTAACAGCGATTTCAATGCACTCATTCACAATGGCAGCACTAGCCAAGCAAGGTTTAATTGAAACCGTGCGTGATGCTGATGGTGTGGTGCTTTATAAAACTTTTATGGATCGCCGTGTGATTGTAGATGACGGCATGCCAGTTGAAGGCGACGTATTTACTTCTTATTTGTTTGGCCAAGGTGCGATTGGTTTCCAAGATATTGGCGCACCAGTAGGTGTAGAGACTGACCGTGACAGTTTAGCGGGTACTGACATTCTTATTAACCGCCGTCACTTTGTGCTACATCCTCGCGGCATTAAGTGGGCAGGTGCAACAGGTATCGCACCTAATAATGCCGGTCTTGCTACAGCTGATAACTGGGAACGTGTCTACGATCCTAAACAGATCCGTATTGTGGCATTCAAGCACAAGATCAAATAACAAAAAGGCGGGTAACACCGCCTTATTTTTTTGGAGATCCACATATGGGACTTTCATCATTTAACCGTGCACGGGAAAGACAACAAATGACAGAAACAAAAATTGCTGAGCTCGAAGAACAACTGGCAACTTTGAAAGGTGAATTCATTGCCTTCCAAAATGATACCGAAGCAATGAAAGCACGTATTGCTGAACTTGAATCAGGTGATGGTGGCCAAACACCTGAAGATGACCAAAAACCAAGTGATACTCAACCACAACCAATTAACTATGCTGGTCTAAAAGTAGATGAGCTTCGAGCTGTACTAACTGAAAAAGGCATTGCATTTGAACCAGGCGCTAAAAAAGATGAACTTTTAGCATTAATTCCAAAGGAATAATCCATGGGCTTTATCACTGAACAAGAAGCGATAGAACATGTTGAAGGCTTTGATGCTTTATCTGCCAGTGATAAGGCTCAATACCTTCAGATGTCAGAAGCTTATCTATTAGCACGTAATGTTAAGCCTTACGAAGATGCCACTCTGGTTCCTGAGCCTCTGAAAACAGCCTCTTATCAAATCATCAAAGGCATTATGAAAGGTGATCTATATCAAGGGCAGGAACAGGCACTAAAACGTAAGAAAGTCAAAGCTGATACGGTTGAAACTGAAAAGGAATATCAGGACGGATCAGTAAAGCTTAGTGCGATTGAGCAATTCATTCTTGATTTGATTAAGCCTTACAGCAAACGAAAAGCTGTATTTTTTGTTAGGAAAATCTAATGGGCTTACGTGACGAAATTCAGGCAGATATTGCCGAAGCATTTAATGATGATCTAGCGGACGCCGTTCATACCTTTACATGTGAGCGGATTTCAAAAACGAATTGGGATCCTAAAACTGAAACGTATGTTGAAGTTAAAGAAAACTATTCCGGCCGTGGTGTTCTGTTTGGCTCTTACAGTCAATATGAGATCCAAACACTTGGAGTATTGGCAACGGATAAAAAAGCTATTGTGCTACAGAATGAAATTACCAAAGAGCCAATAATTGATGATGAATGGGAAACTGTCCTAGGTTCATTTAGAGTTATTAATATTCAGCAGGACCCTGCCTCTACTATTTGGAAATGTCAGTTGAGGAAGATTTAAATACTTGTTCTAATATCCTTCTGAAATAGGGGGAATATATGGCAAATAAATCACTTAACGAAAAATTTAAGATTATTGGATTTTGGACATTTGGTGGAATATTTTGGTATTTATTAATTAGTTTCTTTTTGCTGAGTGATTATCCAATTCAGGATTATCCATTTAACCATAAAAAAACATATGAAGTATTAAAAGATGCCTTAAGTCTTGCTGCGGCTTTTTTAGCGCCAGTTGCTGCTTTTGTCTTATTTAGTGATTGGAGAGACCAGCATAGATCGATATCTAATGAAAAAGTTAGCAGACAAATTGTTGATAATCTTTCAGACTTATTACCTTTTATTGGTAAATCTTATATTTATCTAACTAATCAAGAAGAAATAAATAAATTTAGTCAGGCTTATTTTTCTTATGTAATTGAATTGGGAAGAAATGCTACAAGTATAAACGCTATAAATTCTGAATCTGAGAAATTCATAAATGATATGAAAGATATAAATTTATTACTAATGAATATATGGTTTTCACTTGAAAGGCAAATTGTATTGAATCAAGAACTTGAGAAGATAACATCATTTGATGAACGTTCTGAAGCTTTAAGAAAATCTTATTTTAAAAACATTCAGGAAGCTGGATTAAATAAAGATCAGTATGTAAGTGAATTCTTAAATTTAAAAAACACAATCCGAATTCTTTATGTTTAGTAATTAAGTACAATTTTCACATTCCCACTTCGGTGGGTTTTTTAATGGGCGAAATTTTGGAGTTTAAATGATAAGCACAGATTATGTTCCTGAATGGTATATCTCGCCATTCCAACATGTGCAGTACACACTCGCTCGAAATCAACTACACATGGATTTGTTATTTGAAGATATGGATAAGGCTGATCAATTTTTGGATATGGGATCGGATGCACAGGTTAGTACTTTTTCTGATGGCGCATATGCAATCGTCCAAATTGGTGATACGTCAGATAAAGACCAAATTCAAGTTTATGGATTGCTTTTACATGAAGCTGTTCATGTCTGGCAGTTTGTGAAACGGCGAATGGGTGAGCGCGATCCGAGTGTTGAGTTTGAAGCGTATTCGATACAAGCGATCGCTCAAGACCTTTTTGAAATGTTCGAAGCAAGTGAGGTTAAAAAACATGGGGTGGAAGGGAGCAAGGCCGAGCAGCTTTAGTTTTGAAGTTGAGAAACAGGCAGATGAGCATGTAAAAAAAATTACCATGGATACAGTGCAATCACTTGTTGTTTCTAGTCCTGTTGATACAGGCGCTTATCGGGCATCGCATATTGTTTCTGTTGGATCTGGCGATTACGGAGTGCGAGAACCCTCTACAAATGCCGTGCAAGATGCCGCGATTCAAGCTGTTAAGTTTAAGTTGGGAAGTTTGATCTATATTCAAAACAACCAGCCATATGCTGAGCGTTTAGAAAACGGTTGGTCCGATCAAGCACCGCAGGGCATTTATAGCACAACGTTTACTTATATTACTCAAAAGTACGGTGGCTAAAATGGCAATGACTTTAGAGCAAGCTAGACAAGCTATCGTGGACCGAATGATGAGTTTTACAGGGATTTCTCAAGATAGAATCCAGTATCCAAATGCACCAGGTTTTACGGTACCAACAAAAGGTGTGTGGTGTCGTTTAACCATTACGGGAGGACCAAGTTTTATTGCTGGACTAGGAAATAAGCCGTGTACACGCCGTACTGGGAATATCTTAATTCAATGTTTTGCCCGTCCTAATACTGGAGACAGGGGAGTAACAGAACTTAGTGATGCTTTGCTGGCACATTTTGAATATTTCTCAGTCGAACATTTAGAATGTTTGAATGGTCAATCAATTTTTGTCGGTCAAGATGCTGACTTCACTCAGTATAATGTGACGATTGGTTATAGGGTGAATTGATATGTCCTGCATGCTTACTCAAGAAGAAATCGAAATTAAACGGCAAGAGCTTGAACGACACTTGGCAGATGTAATGGCTAAGGAGCTAAGTAAATGGCAGTTGTCTAATAAATTATGTATTTCTGATGTAAAAATTCGCCTCGCTAATGTTAATAGCATAAATGGACCAAATTTAAATATTGTTACTGGAGTAAGTGTTGATTTGGATGATTGATATTAAGTTTTAAAGAAGTTACCGCCTGAGGGCGGTTTTTTTACGTCCCTAATTTTATAGCCACCTTCGGGTGGCTTTTTTTATGCCTAACGTCGGAGTATATAGATATGTCGAGTGGTGCACGTCAGATAACACAAATCGCGAAGGAAACCACTGTTGGTACCACACCATCACCCTTCGTACGTACGACCTTTGAATTTACTGAAAATGGCCTTGATGCGACAGTAACAAAGGAAGACTCTAACTCAATCACAAGTGGCCGTATTGCACGTTCATCAATGATTACCGGTGCAGAGTATGCCGGTGAATTAAAATGTGAAGCGAAGTACAGTTCATTAGTTCAAGACTTAATGGCTGCAGCTGCTTTTAATAATTGGTCGTCAAATGTATTAACTTTTGGTGGCACACTTCGTCAAACATTTTCTGTTTTACGTGGCTTTGAAGATGTTAATGACTACCATGTTTTCCGTGGGTGTCATGTAAACACTTTTGGAATTGATATTCCTGAAGCTGGCTTAATTACAATGACTTTCGGCCTTATGGCTCTTGGTCGTACAAACTTTTCTTCAGCACCGGCTGGAACAATTACAGCGGCAGATAACAATCCTAAAATGTCGAATGTCTCTGTAGGTGACATTTTAATTGACGGCGTTTCTCAAGCTGGGATTTCATGCTTGACCGCTTTTACATTTAATTGGGATAACACAATGCAGCTACAACGCTGTTTAGGTGGTGGTATTGATGCACGTGCAATCCTAGAAATGCTTGCAACAGGTACAGGTTCATTTACCGCAGCTTGGTCACGCAATACATCCGATATGTATGAAAAGCAATTCACTAACAAAACGATTTCATTAAAAGTTCCAATCACTGATACAGATGGGAATAAATATGAAATTTTTATTCCTAAAGCTGAAATTACAGCTCCATTACCTAGTGGTGGTAATTCAGATCTTTTAAATGCTTCATTCGAATATAAAGTCGTAGAAGTAGCACCAACAATTACTCGTACACCAGCAGCAGTTCCTGCGCCTTAAATATTAATCTGATAGCAGCCTTAGGGCTGCTTTTTTTGGAGTTTAAAATGGCTTTAAAAGTAAGCATTCAGACCAGTAAAACAGTTAGCAAATGGCGGGAGTATGTTGATGGCGATGGCAATGTTTTAGCTGAATTTAAGATACGCGGTATCGCATATAAACCATATCAAGTAGCTCTTGAACGAGCAAATAACCAAATCACATCTAAAGGTTATGACGTAAGTAAAGCTAGTAAAGATGACAAGCTCTATCATGAATTGCTTCTTGAAGCTGCAGCCTGCCATTTAATTGAGGACTGGAAAGGCGTAGTTTTTGAAGAAGTAACCGAAAACCAAGAATTGATTGTGTATGAACCAGAATATTCGCAGGAAAATGCAATTAAATTGTTGAATCTAGGTGATCTTGGCGTAGCAATCTGGTTGTTTGTGAGACAAGAAGCAGAAAACATCCAAAAAGAAGCAGATTCTTATAAGGATGAAGTGGTGGGAAAGTCCTCAAGCTCTACAACTGGTCAAAGTTCAACTCAGAGCAAGAAGCGAGTGACTACAACCAGAAGCAAACGGCAATCGCCCAAGCCTTAAATTTGAAGAAGCCAGAAGAATTCCAGAAGCCTGAATATTCATTTACCTCACATGCAATATTAACGGCATATAACATCATTTCACGCTCAAGACGTTATGAGCAAGGTATTCCCTTGGCTTTGGATATTGCAGCTATATCTGCATATTGTGATCATTATGAACTACCAGTCGACAGAGATATTTTTAACGACTGCATATTCGCTATGGATAATATTTTTCTTGATGATTCGCATAAAAAAATGAAGCATTCTACTAAAAAATAACCCTAGAGGTATTTACTGAAAACAACCCTAGGGTTATAATTATCTCATCAAGTTAATAAGGGGACGGTGTGAAAAGTCTGGATTTAATCAAAATGATTGAAGCAGACGGTTGGTATGAGGTTAGGGTTTCAGGAAGTCATCATCACTTCAAACACCCAACCAAAAAGGGATTAGTTACTATCCCGCATCCTAAAAAGGATTTACCAAGCGGAACTGTTAAAAGCATTTTGAAGCAAGCGGGTCTAAAGTGACCCGCTTCAATCAGACTCATATAGTCCTATTTCGCAGTACGATTTTGTACATGAGGTGAGTGCAATGTTGTATCCAATTGCTATTGAGAGAGGTACAGACACCGAGGCCTTTGGTGTCACCGTTCCAGATATTCCAGGATGTTTTAGCGCAGGCGATACATTAGAGGAAGCTATCGAGAACGTTAAAGAGGCAATTTCTGGCCACTTAGAAATCCTTGCTGAAGATGGAGAAGAAATTCCATTAGCATCTGACTTAGCAAAATTTGTAGATGATCCAGATTATAAAGGCATGATCTGGGCTGTTACTGAGGTGGATGTTAGTCGTTATCTTGGTAAGCCTGAAAAAATCAATGTTACTTTACCAAGCCGTTTGATTCGTAAAATTGATGAGAATGTAGGTAAAGGTAAGAGATATACTACTCGATCGGCTTTCTTGGCTGCTGGTGCTGAAAAACTTTTACATGCATAGCCTGATTTAAAAGACCACCTTCGGGTGGTCTTGCTTTATGTGACATTTAGTAACCAGTTTGTTAAAGTTAGTACACTTTATAACAAACGGTGAAAACCATGAAACAAGTCATTTTAAGTCTTTTATTAGTTTTAAGCTCATTAAGTGTTGCGGAAGCAGGTAGAGGGAGACAACCGTGCTCTGGTAAGAAAGGTGGGGTAAGTCATTGCGATGGTAGTAAGTTTGTTTGTAATGATGGTTCCATCAGTGCTTCTAAAAAGATCTGCTCTAGATAGGTGATGTGATGGGATTGAATTTTAGAAAAAGTATAAAAATTGCTCCTGGAATCCGTGTCAATATTAGTAAAAAAGGGCTATCAAGTGTTTCTGTGGGTGGGAAAGGTGCACGTGTAAATGTAAGTAAGAAGGGTACTCGCACAACAGTAGGTATTCCAGGTACTGGTTTATCTTATTCTAAGTTCTCTAGTCATACTAAGAAAACGACACGTAGAAGAGAACCTGATTTTAATAATCCAGATAATGTATGGGGTTACCCTAAATCTGAATGGATAATCAGTGGAGTTATTTTATTTATAGCTTTAATAATTTTTATTTGGATTATTAGCTGATTTTTTAAATTTTGATATTTGATAGGTTTATATATGAAAAAGATTTTTTTGTTGGGCTTAATGGCTTTGTTGGGCGGGTGTTCAACCACGATGCCAATTAATTATGTTGCATCACCATCTATCCGTGGACAGGGTGATATTGCTGTCGGTAAATTTCAATATATTCCAGCTCAAAAAGGCTTGGTAAAGAAAAATGAATTTCAAAAGCCATCTGCTGCAATTGGAACAATGTATATGTCCGATAATGCTGATGTATTGTTAAAATCATCTTTAACGAAAGAATTGATAGCAGCTGGATTTAATCCTAAAGAAAATGCGGAATTAAAAATTAGTGGAGATATTCAGCAATTCTTGTATGACTGGATTGGATTTATTGAAGTAGATTTTTATTTAGATGTGGAATATACAGTAACTAAAAATGATCAAGTTATTTATAAGAAATTAATTAAGACTCACAAGGCTTCACCTAAGGCAATGGGCGGTACAGACTCCGAAGCTGTTCGTTCGGCAATATCAACTAATATTGGTGAGTTATTGCAAGACTTGAAAAGTCAAAAAATTATTTGAGGCAGAATGAGATGAAGAAGGTTGTTTTATTGAGTTTGGTTCTAGGTTTGGGAGGCTGTGCAGCCACAACAGATATGATGAATAATCAATACATGTCTGTAATACCAACATCAACGGATCTCAATGGCTTTTGGACGGGCAATAATGGCCCATACGCTGTGACTTACTCATTCAATAAAGATGGCACTGGTCTAATGTGTTCCAGTTGGAATGGTAAAGATTCTATTGAAAAGCTAAAAGTAAATGGTAATGAAATTATTGTTCAATCAGGGTTAAAGCAAACGATTAAAAGTAAAACTGACTCTAAACTTGAGTTAAAAGTTAACTACTATGGTGGAGGTAGTTACCAGTACAGCCCAGATCCAAACTTACAAAATGCATCGCCATATTGTGAGAAAGCACTGAGAAATTAATTCAAATTAAACAATTAACCCGCGAAAGCGGGTTTTTTATTGCCTAGAGGAAAGTAAGATGGCACAAGAATCCCGTTTGGTCATTGTAATTGATGCTAAAAATGCAGAACGAAATGCGCGCAATCTAGGCAATGAGTTGGATAGCATTGAGCGCAAAGGCGACTTTGCAAGTAAATCAATGGATAGTTTGTCTGTGGCAACGCGCCAACTTGCTGGCTACATGGCTGGATTGGTTACTGTAAGTGCTGCCATTAATAATATGGACACTTATACGGGCCTTCAGAACCGTCTTAAGTTAGTGACTAACAACCAAGTTGAGCTAAATAAGGCTACTGAGGACACTTTCCGAATTGCTCAAAAGACATATTCAGCTTGGGATTCTGTATTGCAGGTGTATCAACGTTTTAGTGATAATGCAAAAACACTTAATCTCACAATGGATGACACTGCTCGTTTAACTGAAACAGTGTCTAAAGCTGTTGCTATCAGTGGGGCGAGTGCATCAGCAGCTGATGCTGCTTTAGTTCAGTTTGGACAAGCATTAGCAAGTGGAACCTTGCGTGGTGAAGAACTTAACTCTGTAATGGAGCAAACCCCTGCATTAGCAAAAGCAATTGCTCAGGGTATGGGAATCACCGTAGGCGAATTGCGTTCAGTTGCGGCTGAAGGGAAAATTACATCTCAAGAGATTGTAAAAGCACTCCGAAATGTAGAAAAAGATGTTGATGCACTCTTTGCAAAAACCGATATCACTATTGGACAGTCTTTGACGCTGCTCAACAACGAGATTACTAAATTTGTTGGGGAGTCAGGAAAGGGCTCAGGTGCAGCACAAGTTTTAGCGGGCAACATTCAGACTTTAGCCGGAAACCTAGATGTTTTAACTTCTGCAATGATGGTTGGTGGTGCTTATTGGCTTGGAACCTACATTCCTGCAATTTATGCCTCAGGTGTTGCTGTAGCTGCAAAAATTAAGGAATTAGCTGCTCAAACAGTTACGCAATATGCTGCAATTCAAGCCGAGCGCGCAGCTGCAGCTCAACAAGTAATTAGCACTCAAACAGTTGTTGCAAATACTCAAGCAACTTTAGCTGCTATTGCGGCTGAGAAAGCTCTAGAAGTACAGCGCCTTAAATCTCAAATTACTGAAAAAGGCAGAACAGCGACATTAACTCGTATGGCTGAGTTAAAGAAAATTGAGGCTCAAGTTACAAGAGAATTGGCACTTGCTGAAGATGCATTGGCTGTAGCTCAATCAAGATCAGCAGCAGCTGGTGCGGCAAGTGTAGGGATAGGATCACGGCTTTTAGGTTTACTTGGTGGTCCAGTTGGTATTGGGATTACAGTAGCAAGTTTAGCAGCTGGATATTTATTAATGCGAGACAACACAGCTGAAGCTAATAAAAAGCTTGAAGAACAAGCAAAAGTTGCTGAGAGAACAGATGAGGCTTTAAAAAAATTAGCTGGCAATGATAAGACAAAAGCTGTTAATGATCTAACAGCTGCATTTAATGCCCAGAATGAAGCATTAGAGAAATCGTCACGTTCTGTTGCATCTGCATTAATTGATATCGAAAACTATGCTCGTGGCAATTGGGAAGTTGAAAAAATTTCTCAAGAGGCACGTAAAGGTACTATCAGCTATACAGAAGCCATAGAACGCTTAAATAAAATTAAGTTGCCTACAGATCTATATGAAAATCTTAAAAAGCAAGCTGCCCAATATGATCAAAATTCAGTTAAAGCAGCTCAATCTGCTGACAAGTTAAAAATCTTCGGTGTTGAAGTAACTTTAACCGGTAATAAAGCCCAGAATGCAGCAGCTCAGCATCAACAGCAAGCGGATGCTTTGGGGAATACTGCTAGTGAGGCTGAAAAGGCAACAAAGGCTTTACAAGATTATCAAGCCAAGCAAAAAGATAGCGTTATTGACTCAATCTATAAATCAGGATGGCTTGATAAAGGTTACACCGTTGCTCAAGCTAATGCCATTTTAGAACTGCAAAAAGCTAAAGGAATGAGTGCGATTTTGTCTAAAGATGAAATTGATAGCGCACTTAGAAATCTCAAGATCATCGAAGAACAACAGGAGCGAGAAGATAAATTAACTGAAGCTAAAAGAAAGCAAACCAAAGAGTCTGCCAAACAAGCTGTTCTACTTGCAGGGAATAATGAGCGAGTGAGAAATATGCTTCGTGTATATCAGGCTTTCCGTAATGCTGGATTGGGAGATAAGCAAGCACGAGTAATGACAGCTCAAGTTGGGCGCGAGAATGATTTTAGAAATGAGGCAATGTTTGGTAGCCATAAGGATGAAAATAATGGTTATACAAATACTGGATTTATTTCTTGGCAAAAGACTCGCTCAACTAAACTCATGCAGTCCTTACAGGGACAAGGTGTTTTAGATAAAAATGGAAAAATCCGGCAAACCCAAGATGCTTTAGATGCGCAAGCTAAGTTTTTATTGCAAGAGGTTATGACTAATAAAAGTTATAGCAAATCTAAAGCCGCTCTTCTTAATGATGATTTAGACTATCGAAGTTTAGAAAAAATCGTGGGGAAAAATTTTATCGGGTGGGATTATGAAGGGAAAAAGCTTGGCAAAGATAAAGCTTCACAGCATTTAGCCAAACAAGACTCTTACTATAATCAGCTTAGTAAAATTTTAGGAGATAACCCCGAAGCAGCCTCAAAAGCAATCGGCGATCTTTCGAAGTTCGAAGATGAAGCATATAAGGCACGCGCTAAAACTCTTGAGGAAGTTAAACAGCTACAGGCAACATATGACTCAGAAACAGTTGCTAGAAGCAAAAGACGAGAGGAGGAAATCAACAAAGCAACCATTTTAGGTCAATCAAATTTAATCCCAAAAATTAATGAGCGTTTTGATGCTGAAGATAAATTAGCTCAAAAACAATTTGATTTTGAAGTAAATGGTTATAAGTGGACTGAAGAACAAAAGCTTGATTACACATATGAAACCAATTCATTACGTCTGGTTGCTGAGGGGAAATTAACAGAAGAACAGCGCAAAATTGCGATTGATTCGTTTAAGTTACAGCAGCAACAAGAATTAGGTTTACTAAAACTTGCTCAAGAGCAACGTCTTTTTCAGGCTAAACAAGCTCTACTGACAGAAACCCAAGCCATGCAGGAACGTTACAGACTCGAACGGGAGGAAATTCTTAAGAATACCAAGCTTTCTATAGAAGAGCGGCAAAAGCTAATCGCATTATCTAAAGCCAATCAGGATAAAGAGACACGCGATAAAGTGAATAATGCTGTTCAAAACTGGGATGGTATTCAGGCGAGTATCACTGGTAATAGTGGACAATTCGCTTTAGAACAGGAGCGCTTTAGCCGTTATGATGCTTCTCAAAAAGTATTTGATAGCCAGCTTGCTGATATTGAAACTCAGGAACAAGATCCAAATGCAAATATGGTAGCTCTAAATGCACAACGTGAACAAATCATGAAGGAACACTTTGAGCGTTTGAAATTGATTGAATCTACTTATCAAAATGATTCAATGAATCTCCAGTTGGGTTATGGAGCTAGTGTCACAGGGGCATTGGCTGGCATGTTTAAAAATATGCTTGGTGAGTCATCAAGTGCATACCGCATTCTTTATGAAAGTCAGCGGGCATTCGCATTGGCGCAGGCTGGAATGAACATGTGGAAAGCTGCTTCAGATGCTTACGCAAATGAGCCAGGTACTTGGTACCAAAAAGCGGCAGCAGCAGCGATCGCGACAATTAAATCAGGTACATTTGTATCTCTCATCCAAGCTGCAACCCCGCAAGGATTTGCGGATGGCGGTTATACCGGTAATGGTCTTAAACACACTCCAGCAGGGATTGTGCATAAAGGCGAAGTCGTATGGTCGCAAGAAGATATCAAACGCTGGGGTGGTGTTAGCGTTGTTGAAAGCATGCGTCAAAGTAAACCAAGTGGTTATGCAAATGGAGGTTATGTTTCTAATAATACTAGTGAAGCTATAGCAGCCCGACGGGAGGCACGACAATTTGATGCGATTAATTCAAATCAAACACAAAGCAGTTCGAGTCAAGTTCCAATCAATGTTTATGTAACAGTTAATCCGGATGGATCAAGCAAAACTGATACCCAAAATGACTCTAAGCAGCTTGGGCAATTGATCGGCAATGCGGTAAGAACGATTATCCGGCAAGAGCAGCGACAAGGCGGTTTATTGGCTAAATAGTGCCATAAATGGAAAATTATTAATTAATTGATTTTTCTATTTAAAGTGAGTTAAAAGTTAGTTCCCATTAACCAATAACGAGGAAATATGGGAACTGATGTTAACCCAGTGGCATGGGAAAACGCTGAAATTACTGCTTACGCATTAATTAGGAACCCTAATAGTAAAAACTTACTGGATTATTATCTAGAGTTTGGTTCGTATTTAGATAAAAAACATGGTGAATTCTCTGTTAGTAGCGGAGAAAAACCGGTATTTAGGTTAGGAGATAGGTCATTTATTCTAAATGATTTAAGTCAACCATATTTAGAATCTCTAACTAGAATTCTTTACGAACTTTTCTACAAACACCAATTCTAAATGTTTATAGAAACAAAACCCCGCTCTTGGCGGGGTTTTGTTTTATAAGGAGGAAATATGAAGGCAATTCAATTTAAGAAAACAGGCCAATACACTGGCAATTGTGAAGAAGTCACAAGCCTTCTTGCAGGCACAGTAACATATGGTGGGCAATGTGGAGTTGCGGGAGTTCAGATAACTTATGAACGAGATGGTGAAACTTTTCCTATCCAATTCGATGATTGGATTGTAGATATTGATAGTGTGATTTTAGTTTTGAGCGGAAAACAATATGACGCTCTTAAATCGGTGGCTTATAAGCATATAGGGTTAGGAGAGGCAATTGCTCGGCATGTCAATGAGTACTTAAGTCAAGAGCAACGACAAGGAGGCTTACTTTCTAAATGAGTGATCTTAAATTCACATTTGAGTGTGACTTAGATGGGAATAGTAATACCCAACGTTTTAATACGTTATCAAGCAAATTTGGTGACGGTTATGAACAAAACATCGCCGTAGGTATCAATAACCGAGCTGGTGAGTGGACTTATCAAAGAACAGCTTATAAAGCTGAAATTATGCAAATCAAAGCATTCTTTGACCAGCACAAAGGCGCGGACTCATTTCTGTGGGATTCGCCGTTAGACGGCGAAGTCCGTGTAAAAACAAGTCCTGAATATCAACCGCGCCAAATTGGCGGTGATGTTTGGCAAATTTCCACAACATTCACCCAAGTCTTTTACCCTTAATTTTTAATCTCTTTGAAGCCCCTTTTTAGGGGCTTTTTTTATGCGAGTAAGAAAATGACATATCAAACTGTAAATCTTGGTTCAGCTCCGACTGGCGCAGGTGGTGATACCTTTCGTTCTACAGGCGCAAAAATTAATGAAAACTTTACAAATTGGACTCATGCAGCTAGTCGTTATGTAGGTACTGCTGCTGGGAATGTGATGGAAGTTGGTGCTTTTGGTTTGGGAAATACAAGAAATAGTAATTTAGATGAAAGTACAACAGGTTTTTTTCATGATGCGTCCGGTGCAGCTGCAAATGTTGGTATGGGTTATAGAGCAGTAGTAAATATTTGTCATAACTATGATCCAGCAAATTACAGATGGCAAATGGGTGTTGCTATGGGTGACACATCACTATATGCATTATCTGCAAGAATTATGGCCGCTGGAGTGTGGTCAAATCCTGTAAGAATTTTAAATGGTGCAAATACAACTATTGATGCAAACGGATTTATTAAAGCTGCGTCACCCGTTGTTAAATTGTTTGCAGATAAAATTGAGTTAAATGAAGAAGCTGCAGAGCAACCTATAACTTTTGAGAAATTAGGAGTCGGTCATTGCTTAATTAAAGGTTCATCGGGATTTGCAAAAGATGGCTGGTGGATTGAAATTCCTACCGACACTCACGGTAATAAAATCTGTGCGGTAGAATATCAAACTTTAGAAAATGGTGATCTTGAAATTAAAACGTTCAAGAAAAAGCTAAATGATGAAGGCGATATTGTTGCGAATCTTGATGCACCAATCGATATTCCGAACAATGCAAATGGCGAACCGCGCTGGATTGATATTCGTTTAAACACAGTTAAACGAAAAATTATTAGAAAGGTGCCGCGCACTGAAAAACAACCACGTATGGTTCAGCAAATCAAATATTCAATGCAGCCTACCTTCATGACCCGTTTAACTGAACTCATTGATGATGAAGGTAGAGTTGTAATGGTGGATGGAAAACCATTCCAGAAAAAAGAAACTTATCTTGTTACTGATTCTACTGGAATGGCAACACTCACAAAACAGCCTGTAATTAATGAAAATGGTGAACCAGTATTCGAATGGGTGCAAGCAGTAGATAGCGAAGGAAATCCTGTTTTTGATGATGTGCCAGTCTTAGACAAAGATGGAAATCCAATCTATGACGAGGTGACTTATGACCCTGAATAGTGATTTCCAGAAGCTTTATGTAGATGGATTAATCCATTTGTATGAACTAGATGCCAGCAGCTTAGGTGCTGGCATCTTGCGTTTTCACGGGCATATTTCTTTTCAAGACTGGGAAAAAATCTACACATCAATTGGTTCCGAAGGGTTGATCGGTGCAGATTCAGGAAGCATTGGTAAGGTTTTTGACACTGGTGATCAGAAAGTATGGAACCGAAATATTATCTGGCAGGGTCAAGTTTTTGAGCCTATGGCTTTGGAAGTATCTGGGTTTGAAATGCGTTCAGATGGTAAAGCTTCAGCGCCAACTTTAAGCATGGCCAACAATATCAACGGCATTCAAAATGCTGTGTCTGCTTACTGTTTGCAGTTTAAAGACTTTGCAGGTGCAAAACTTAAAGTTATTACCACTCTTGCTAAATACCTTGATGCTGAGAACTTTACAGCAGGTAATCTAAATGCATCGAATGAATCAAAAGAGCAAATCTGGTACATCGAGCAAAAGACATCTGAAAATGCTCAACAAGTGACTTTCGAGCTCTCCAATCCAATCGATTTTGAAGGGTTGAAAATTCCTGTTCGCCAAATTACATCATTATGCCATTGGTGCATGGTTGGTAAGTATCGCGGTGAGGAATGTGGTTACACAGGTATTGCAATGTTCACCGATAAAGATGAGCCAACAGATAATCCGGCACTTGATCGATGCGGTGGACGTTTACGTTCTTGTCGCTTGCGATTTGGTGAAAATAAACCATTGCCGTTTGGTGGGTTCCCGGCTTCAAGCTTATTGTGAGGTTTTATGAAACTTACTGCAAAACTTAAAAAAGCAATCATGGCCCATGCAGAAAAATGTTATCCGGAAGAATGTTGCGGGCTAATTGTAGGTGGTAAATATTTACCATGCACTAATATTGCCCCAACAGTTTATGATCAAAATGGCATTATTAAACAGGATAAAACAACTAATTTTGAAATTGATCCTGAAGATCTCGTATCTGCAGAAAATCAGGGTGAAATTCAAGCTTATGTTCATTCGCATCCAGATGGCACTACCAGAGCTACTGATTTGGATCGTATCCAAATTGAACTACATAAAACGCCATGGGTCATTTGCTCCTATCCAGATCTGGATTTTCAAGTTTATGAACCTTGTGGTTATCGCGCCCCCTTAGTGGGGCGTAATTATATTCATCATTATCAGGACTGTTATGCACTAGTCCGTGACTTTTATGATCGTGAGCTAGGTATTAAGTTGCCAGACTTTGAAAGAAAAGATGGCTGGTGGGAGGACAAAGATCATCCGTCAATATTGATTGATAATTTTCCGAAAGCCGGTTTCTATGAAGTGGACACTCCGCAATATGGAGATATGTTGATTTGCCGAGTACCACGAACAGAACACCCAAATCATTGCATCATTTGGCTTGGTGATAATGCAATGCTGAAGTCCGAAGATACCGAACCGTGTATTGGCAATACATTAATTTTGCATCAGCTTCACGGTCGTAAATCTATACGTGAAATCTATGGACAGCAGTGGGCCAACAAAACTGTTAAAATATTGAGGCATAAAGACAGGAATTAAGCATTATGAATAATGAAGAAATAGACGAGATGCTTTTAGATGAAAGTTTTAAAGCAACTTTTTTATCTTCTGCCACTCAATTAAATAGAGACATTCAAAAATTGAGTTTAGAACATAGCAATCCTATTGAAGCAGCCAATATTTATGCCCAAGAATTAAAAGACAAGTTGTTTGTAAATACAACTCAAGATGAACAACATCAATTGATTAATAAAATATCAATGTCTTATTTAATATTTGCTCGAGCCCTAGAAACGAATGCATATGATATAGAGTGCCTAATTGAAAATGCTCAATATGTAAAAGATTTTATGAAACGATTTCTAATTAACTTTTCTTCATGAGAATTTGGATTTTAACCTAAAACCGCCCGATTTTGACGGCGGTTTTTTTATTGTCCAAAAGGATGAACTATGCTTAAAACAATTAAGCTTTACGGCATCTTGGGGCAAAAGTTCGGTCGTGAATTTAAGCTCGATGTCGCAAATACTCGGGAAGCCATGCGTGCATTATCTGTCCAGATTGCTGGCTTTGAACACTTTATGTTGCATGCACATGAGCAGGGCCTACGCTTTGCCGTATTTTTAAAATCAAAGAACTCAAGTAATAAGCGAGGCAAGAAACGCCCAGCAATTTACGATCATGAAACTAAGCGTCTAATCACTGGTGACAATATCGGTGAAGAACAGCTTGATATGAATACTGAAGCTGAGGTTATTCATATTGTTCCACGTGTAGTTGGTGCAGGCGGTAATGGAATATTACAGACTGTATTAGGTGCTGTGATGGTCGTGGTGGGGGTTTTAGTAACTGTAGGCACATTGGGCGGTGGAGCCCCACTAGGAGCTGCTCTGATTGGCTCTGGTATTGGGATGATGCTCGGGGGAGTTGCCATGATGCTTATGCCAAAAGTTGATACAACGCAGGATCAAAATCAAGACGGCAATAGAGCAAATAAGGGCTTTGGCGGTGCAGTTACCACAGTTGCACAAGGTAATCCTGTTCCAATTCTTTATGGTCAACGGGAAATCGGCGGCTTCATTGTGAGCGCAGGTCAATATCCTGAAGATCAGATGTAAATTTTAATTTTTTAACAGGCGCTTTCTAGCGCCTTTTTTATTGCGTGAGATTTCTTATGAATGCAGTAGTAGGCGCAAAAAAAGGCAGCAATAAACAACGGCAACCTGTCATTTCACCAGATTCTGCTCAATCGAAAACCTTTATCAAGGTTCTATATGGTTTAGCTGAAGGCGAGATTGAAGGTTTAGCTAATGGGCTTCAGTCAATTTATTTAGAAGAAACTCAACTTCAGAATGCAGATGGAAGTCTTAACTTTGAAAATGTAAAAGTTGATTTTAGAAATGGTACCAATGATCAGGAATACATTGAGGGCTTTCCAGCAGTCGAAAGTGAAACTGCCATCGATGTTGAATTAAAGTCGGAAACACCATGGGTCCGTGCTTTTAGCAATCTTGATCTCGATGCTGTACGTTTACGCTTAAAGTGGGGTCCTTTGCGCAGCCAAAATGCCACAAATGGTGATGTGTCGGGCATTACAATCGAATACGCAATCGATTTGCAGACTGATGGTGGTATCTGGACTGAAGTTTTAAAAACAAAGATTTCAGATAAAACTTCTGCTAATTATGAACGTGCTCATCGTATTGATTTGCCTCGAGCTGACTCAGGTTGGCTCATACGTGTTCGCAGACTTACACCGAACTCAACGTCAGAGTATGTCAGTGACAAGATGTATATTGAAGCAGTGACTGAAGTCATTGATGCAAAATTACGTTACCCAAATACGGCTTTGCTTGGTCTTCAATATGATGCCGAGACTTTTGGAAACGTTGCTAAAGTTGCTGCAGATACAAAGGGAAGAATTCTAAAGGTTCCTACTAACTACAATCCAGCAACACGGCAATATGTTGGAATGTGGGACGGCACTTTCAAAGATGCTTATTCCAATAACCCGGCATGGATCTATTACGACATCTGTACAGTTGATCGCTATGCGCTGGGTGACCGCTTAACTCCACTTATGGTTGATAAGTGGTCTTTATATCGTTTAGCACAATACTGTGACCAAATGGTGCCGGATGGTCTAGGGGGGCAGGAACCACGCTTTACTTGTAATGTTTATCTTCAGAGTGCCGAAGGTGCCTTTGAGATTTTAACTAAGTTAGCTGGTGTGTTTCGTGCGATAACGTTTTGGGATGGTAATAGCATTATTTGTGATGCGGATATTCCTCAAGATACATATTTCACTTATACGCGTGCCAATGTCATTGATGGGAATTTTGAGTATGCAGGTACCCGTGCACGTGATCGCCACAATGTAGTAAAAGTGGCTTGGGACAACCCGGCTAATCACTATAAAACCGAATATGAGTTTGTTCGTGATGAAAAGGCGATTGCTGAAGCTGGCCAAGTTCGTATTTTAGAAATTGATGCTTGGGGATGTACTTCGCGTGGACAAGCGCAGCGAGCGGGCTGGTGGGCATTAAAGTCTGAGCAGTTAGAAACCCGAACTGTTAGTTTTAAAGTTGGTCTGGATGGCCATATTCCGCAGCCGGGTAGAGTTATTGATATTGCTGATCCTCTCTTTGCAGGACGAGCTAATGGTGGTCGTGTTTCCAAAATCTCAGCAGATCGTAAAAGCATTACACTAGATCGTGACGATGTTGTGGCAGTAGCTGGTGACCGACTTATTATTAATGGTGAGGATGGCAAAGCTCAAACACGAATTGTTCAATCGATCTCAGGCCGTGTTGTTACAGTAACTCATGAGTTTGATGCTATTGCAGTTCAAAATGTGTGGGTGATGGATGCTCAAGACTTGGCAACAATGAAGTTTCGGGTGATCTCGATTACTCAAGATGAAAGTCATCAATTTTCAGTAACAGCGCTTCAATATAATACAGCTAAGTTTGATGCAATCGATAAGGGCGCTTATTTTGATGAGGTTCCGATTTCGATTGTGAACCCAACAATTCAGGATCCTGTAACAGATATCGTTGTTACTAGTGAAAGCAGAGTTGATCAGGGCATTAATGTAGCAACAATGATTGTATCCTGGACTCAGGCAAAAGGAGCTGTTAAATACCAAGTTGAGTGGCGTAAAGATGACGGCAGCTGGATCAAGCTTCCAGTTACTGGCAATAACTCAGTCGAAGTACCTGGTATTTATGCGGGGCAGTATCAAGCACGTGTTACAGCGATTTCAGCTTTTGAGATTGCTTCTTTACCAGTTTATTCAGTATTGACGGAACTTTCTGGAAAACAAGGTTTGCCGCCTGCTTTAGCATTCATAAAAGCGACAGGGATTTTGTTCGGTATAAAACTTAACTGGGGCTTCCCAGCCACAGGTGCGCTTGATACGGCTTATACTGAAATTGAAGTATCGCCAGATGGCACAAGTAACATCGCCCAATTAGGCTTATTTGCGTATCCTACAACGACTCACACTCTCCAAGGTTTGCAGCCAAATTTAACTCAATTTTATCGTGGCCGTTTGATTGACCGGATCGGGAATATTGGGCCATGGTCAGACTGGACTCATGCGACAACTTCTGCAGATGCAACAGATGTTCTTGAGCTCTTGAATGATCAAATCAGTGAAACTCAACTTAGTCAGGATTTAAAAACTAAGATTGATCAAATTGAGGCTATTGATGCTGAAATTGGACCAATTAAGCAAGATATTCAAAATACGAAAGATCGGATTGCACAAGAAGTCATTGATCGTCAAAACGCCATTCAACAAGCGGAAGATGGTTTAACACAGCAAATTATCGCAGGTGATGAAGATGTTCTTGAAGTTGTAAATACTGTTAAACAGTCAAGTGACGAGGGAATTGCTGCAGCTCAAGAAAGCATTCGTGTTGTTGCAAATGATCTTTCATTAGTTGCTGAAAAAACGGACGGTGTATATGCACAGCTTAATCCACCTTTGATTGGATCTGAATCAGATTTGATCGGTAATGATCAAGGTTTTGCAGGTACTTGGTCAGTACAATCAGCAATGATTGAAGGTGATCTTGCTCTAAGTAAACGTGTCGATACCACAGTAGCTGAAGTAAATGATTTACGTGCGTACGCCCAGCAAGAAGTTCAAGCACGAATTGAGGGTGATAGAGTAACTGTTCAAAAAATAGATAACTATATCGCAAGCAATGATAGTGCTCTTGCAACTGTACGCCAGTCGGCACAGGTAGCAGTTGAGCAGTCATCGGCAAATGCTGAGGCGATTGATTTAATTAATCTTGAGCTTGACGATAAAGCTTCAACTGGTGCACTTGAGCAAGTTAAGTCTGATATTAAGAATGTAGATGACAAAGTTATTGCCCAAACTACAAGGATTGATGGAGTTTACGCGCAAATCAATCCTCCATTGATAGGGTCAGAATCTGACTTAATCGGAAATGAAGGAGGTTATGCAGGCGTATGGTCAGAGCAATCTGCTCGTATCGAAGGTGATTTGGCCCAAGCTAAACTTACTGAACAGCTTTCTGCTCAGATGAATGAGAACAATGCCGTATTCAAGCGCCAGCTCGAGGCAAATTCAAGTGCTATTTCTTCAACGATTAAAGTAACGGAAACGTTAAATACAAAAGTCGGTGAGAATAGTGCGTCTATTCAAAATGTCAGTGAAAGTGTGGATGGCATCTATGCTCAGCAGTTTACTAAGTTCGATGTAAATGGCCATGTTTCTGGTCATGGGTCAATGAATGATGGTACGACTTCAACTTTCATTTTTAACTATGATTGCATCCAATTTGGCACACCAGTGGGTATTGATGGAATAGAGCCAAAACCCTTGATGACATTACAGAATACGCCTGTAACTCTGCCTAATGGCACTGTTATTCCGCGTGGTTTATATGTTGACAATGCTAGTTTTGGATATATCAATGCAAATCGAATCTGGGCTGATAGCTTAAGTGCTATTAGTGCAGATTTAGGAACGATTAAAGTTAAATCTGCAAATATTGAAGATCAAGCAGTTACTACTTCAAAAATTGGAAATTTAGCAGTTGATACTTTGCACATTAAAGATCGGGCAGTAACGCTGCCAGTTATCGTGACTAAGTCTGCACAAAATACGTCAGAAGGGTATAGATATACACCAAACCATTACACAATGGGCGAATTTTTGCGTGTTGTATTAACAGGCTTTCAGCCATATTCAACCATTCTGATTACTATGTTTGGTCAGTTGTACTTTATTCCACATCCGAGTGGTAATGCAGCTGAGGGGGATCTCACTCGTGCAACCAATGGAGCTATGTATTTTAAATTAGGAGATGATTATTTAGTTAATTATACCGCAGCTAACAATACTGAAATAACGATACCGCCTGTGAAATTTGGATCTACTGAACTTGGCACTTCATTTTCTGTGTTAGCTAAAGCAGACGCTTCTGGTCAGCTAGTGCTTAGTGGTTATTTTGAGATGATGACTTTTGCTTACGCTAATCAGGTTACTGCAGGCTGCTCTGACTTAACCTTTTATGCTGTGGAGCTTAAAAAATGATGGAAAAGATCTATGGAGTTTTTAACAGTGATGGCAGCTTAGATGTGTTGGTCAAAGGGGAACGTGATAATGTTTATGCAACTCCGCTTCAGCATATCAAAGAAATGCAGGTAGATATGCATGATAAAAATGTTTTGCATTATCTAGATGAGAATCTAAATGTAGTCACTATTCCAGTAGTACCAGAAAAAAAATTTGATTATGTCTCAAAAACTTGGATTGACTCACGAACTATTGATGAGGCTAAACAACAGAAATGGGAACAAATCAAACAGATTCGGGATCAGTATGAGTTTGGCGGTTTTGAGTTTGAAAATAAGCTTTATGATTCAGATCCTAATTCTCAACTAAGAATCGCTACTGCAGCTTTGCTCGGCGTATCAGTTGAGTGGACTTTAAAAGACAATTCAGTTGTTAATCTTAGTCCTGATCAATTGATTGACTTAAAAACAGCACTTGCAGTGCACATTAATAACATTCATGAAAGAGGGCGTATTGCACGACAGAAAATTGAAACTGCTTTGACATATGAAGAAATTGAAGCAGTAAATTTTTAATTTAGAAATTTCTTAGATAGCACCCAACTGGGTGCTTTTTTATTGCCAAAAATCTGGAGTAAGGCATGGAACCAGTTTCGACAAGTGGTTTTACAGCACTATTAAAATTCTATGGGGCTGCAATTATGGTGACTTTAGCAGTCGGCTTAGTTGCGGCAGTGGTATTGATGACACGTATGCCACGCTCACCTCAAGAGTGGGCAGTGGGCTTGATTTGTACAGTTGTATCAAGCCTTGCTGGCGGCTCATTCATTATTGTGAAGTGGGGACTTCATGAATGGGTTACTGATGTATGGGGGATGATTGCTCTAGGTGGGTTCTTCTTTGTTTGTGGTTTACCCGGTTGGGCTTTAGTCCGTTGGATTTTTAATTTTATAGATAAACAGGAAGGTAAAACGATCGTTGAAGTGATCAAAGAGTTTAAGAAAGCCAGAAAAGACATTGAAAACAGTTAATGCCGCCTTCGGGCGGTTTTTTATTACCTAAGGAAAAGTTAAATGAACATTGAACAATATCTTGACGAACTCATTAAGCGTGAAGGTGGGTACGTAAATAACCAAGCCGATCGGGGTGGTGCAACAAAATACGGTATTACAGAAGCAGTAGCACGTGCTAATGGCTTTAAGGGCAGTATGAAAGATTTGCCTCTTGATGTGGCCAAAGCGATTTATCGGAAACAGTACTGGATCTTGCCGCGTTTTGACCAGGTAAACGCCGTTTCTTCAGCAGTAGCGGAGGAGTTATTAGATACAGGAGTAAATTATGGTATCGGCTTTGCAAAACCACTTTTACAGCGTGCATTAAACTTATTGAATAACCAGGGTAAAGCAGGGTGGCCAGATTTATCAGTAGATGGGATTTATGGTCCAGCGACATTAAATGCACTTAAGACTTATCTGGCCAAGCGCGGCAAAGAAGGAGAGAAAGTATTGGTGCGAGTTCTTAATATCATGCAAGGCCAGCGTTACATTGAAATCTGTGAGCACAATCCAAGTCAAGAACAGTTTTTCTATGGATGGATTTCTAACCGGGTTTCAACATGA